AAGGAAAAAAGGTTCATACGGAGAAGATATAACAAGAAAAAACCTCCTTGCAATTCTTTGCAAAGAGGTTACTGAATTGTACACCCGATGAGAATCGAAATATAGACGGTTAAACCTGTTATCCCCGTTCTAATGCCTTCTAGATGGCTTTTGAACGGGGATATTACTATCAAAACCTTTCAAACACTGCCGTAAACGGTCCCTAATTTGGTCCCCGATTTTCATCTATCGGGGACTATTTTTTAGTACATATTCCACCATACAACAGCCAGCAGGCGACAGAAATCAAAATGGCTCCTATCGTCCAACTGATCCAGCAATATGTCTATACTACGATCCATATTGCATTGCGGTCATATACTCCCATATCTTACCTTGTGGTCCATCCTCGTCAGCAAAGTAAAACTTATGAGCACCCTTGATGATCTGCGATTCGTCATAGATAGAGCACAGATCCGAATAAAAGCTATTAAAAGCTACGTACTTATCCCACTTAGTTGTACCAGAAGGGAAAGACAGATTTTTGGTAGCGTCCTCCACTTGGTCAGCACTCCAATGGGCACCGTTCTTCTTCTCACCGCCCGGACCTGTATAGCGGATTCTCTCAATATCCATTTCCGCAAAATTTTTATCGTAGTGCGGACCGTACAAGATGGAGTGTTGCTTGCGCATAAACTCCCAATACATTGCTGGGTGTTCCTCTTTCAGCACACACAGCATGTCACTAAGACCGTCCACGCTCTGCCACATTGCCTTGTCAGAGGCAACACCGTTAGCCTTTGCGTTTTTAATTAAATCCTTGTATTCCATATTCAAATATATTAAAGTTACATTTTGTTTTGTTTCATCGGAGGTGTTTTGACATTTTGCCGGAAATTTTAAGTGCTTTTTCCTGTCACTTTGTAACAGCAAAACAGTGTTTATGCTATCATTTTGATTAATCCTATTCTATTAGCAATTTCTTTAATTCTATCAAATCCGCATCGGTTATCTTAATCGCACCCGTCTTGCCAAATAAAATGCTTGTTATCGGATTGTCCGGAAGCGCAAAACGGATACTACCCTTTCCTATGGTCCCACGGATAAAGCCCTTACCAAATGGCATTTCTTCCATTTCCCGAAGCATGGAAAGCATATCGTTAAAAAGTAAATCCGCATCCACATTGCCATCCTCATCACACAAAAACAAAGCGGCATTATCTATCATGTCACCTATCCCGTCCTTTTGCTTTGCAAGAAAATTCTTCGCCCCTCTCTTGAGATACACAGATGCTACCTTTAATTGAGGATTATTCAATACAAGCCCGTCTATCCTCTCGTCAATCCATAGCTGCAATGAGTCAGCTAGCTTGTCCTTCAGTTCTGTTATATTCTTCTTAACCTCCATTACTTCTTAGATTTTTGTTGCGGTTTCCCGTTTTTCCAATCAATAAACTCCTGCCATGTCATATCGCTATGCTCCGTTACGTATTCGCGGAATAAAGCATCTCTTCTCGCTGTTTCTTCCTTGGCTATCTTAGATGTCCTCCTGACAAATGACAGCTGCTGCTCCAATACGGCCTTCCCTTCCGCAGAGCCCTCTATTCTGCCCTTGACAAGAAGAAGGACCTCTGAATTAACCATCTCCTGAATGGCCATGCTGTTATCATAATATTCCTTGTTGTTGTTAAGCACGGCTCTCTCCTGATCATTTAGCGACGAAACAATACGGTCTATCTCATCCCATATCGGGGTAGGTGTGGATACTCTCTGTTGTTGAGTGATGCCCGGAATCTGTTTCAACGCCTGTAGCTTCTGTGTATAAGCCTCATTTTCCTGTGCCAGACTTTCCAAACTTCTGCCTGTCGATAACAATGGATCGCTTTCAAACATTCCCATAATAATACTTTTGTTAGTGGTTAATAAAGAAAGTGGCATCGCCCCCGAAGGGGCTTACCACTAACGTTTCTTACGCTTCCTTATGCGCTTGGAGCCGTGCTTGCCTGAGTGCGGCAATTGCATCCGTAAGGGTTCGCCCCCTCCAGTACGTTCACTGTCGGGGTTGACGGTAAACCCACTACACCATAGATTGCACGACAGGTCTTGCGGTCCGTATAGCACATACTATCCTTCAGGACACTTTCCATACCCATCTGTATGATCTTGTTCTGATACAGGTTAGCCACTTCCATTCCGTAGACTTTCTTGTCAAGCTCACAGAACTTGGCGGAGTAACGTTCGTTCAGTGTGTCGTACAGGTCACGCTGTCCTTTGTACAAGCCGAATGCGGCTGTATTCAGCTTGTCGTTCATGTTGTCGTAGAGATCACGGGAAACCTTATAGTTACCGAAATCACCCTCTACCTGTGACTTGTAAAGCTGCCATTTCTCGTTGATATCAATCTCACGATGATTATACATCTGCTCCTGAGTGTTGACTTTAATCCCCCAAATGGTGTTTGTTAACGCCAAAGCCTCATCACAACCTTTCTCCCATGCCTGGAAAGCGGTAGGAGCAACACCGGTACGACCGGAAATAGCATCACTGACTGTGTTGATATTCACGTTTTCAGGCATACCACCGCCGATACCTACACCACGACCACGCCCCCACAATGATAATACTCCCGCACCGATAGCGATACCGAGAGCGGTTCCGGCTAGACCTTTTGAAGCATATTCCTTCCTGTCGTTGTCATGGACATACTCCTTTTCTTTAATCACTTGCTTTACTTCTGCTTCCATAAACTTATAACTTTTTGGAATTACGGTCAATATTGACCGCTCACAAATGTCCGTACAAGTCACTTGCAGATAAAGTAATTACTTGCTATATACTTGCTAATTACTTTCCAATTGCTTGCAACTGTCCATTTCCTTAATTTTTGCCGATTCGAGCGAATAAACGATACACCTTGTCGGGTACGGTTGATAAATCTGCCAATTTCATGATCAGTCAGCATTTTGGACAACGCTAACACAAGAAGATATCTTGCATCGGCGCATTCCTCGCGATTGCTGGCTAATATGTCAGCCTCAACAAGACCGGTAACATCACACACAACACCTATTATATCCTTATACAGTTCCTCTAATTTCATTTTTATTCGGTTTTTGAAAACAAAACACCCGAAGTGTTTGTTATTGCCAATGAAGGCCGCAACAACACCACGGGTGTTTATCTCCTTATCCGACTGTCAATCCTTTCAGGAGGCGGCTTTCTTTTTTTTCTAAGCCGCAAAAGAATCACTTTTATTATATGAGTTTCTATTATATGCCACACTTCTACCTGTGGCGGATAATACTTGATGTTGCTATCTCATCTTGCACCTCCCTTCTTCTTTATCAACCAAATGACTACGATTAGTAATACTAATATAATACCTATAGATAACTCTCCTAGTTCTAATTTCGTCTTCTGCCACCATGTTAATTCCTTCTCCACAGGATAGGGAACCCCTACCTCTTTCTCCTTCTCTATATAGGCTGTATCGCGAATTGTCCTGTCACGGTAGACTATATGCCATTTGTCGACAATTACAGAATCGCCTTTCTCTCTTATATAGACAGAATCCTGAATGTGGATGGAGTCACGTTCATGTACGGTAAGATAAAGACTGTCAGTCCTTATTGTTTCTATCGGAACATACCTTATACTCCGGCATGATCCAAACAGCAATAGCAATGCTATCCCTACTGCAATCCATATATAGATCCTTAGTTTCATAGCAGGTCCCATCCCTTATAGATATCCTCCATTACGGCAGGAACACCATTTTCAACATAAGATATAGCGGCAGCCAAAGAACACATCGTATCTTTATCCTCAATGTCCGGAACATATACTGAAGGTACCTGCATATCCTGACATACCCGTCTGATGTAAGCCCCTGTATTGTTCTCTGTCTGTGGGGCCCATCTTGTAATAAAGTCTGCAATACAAACACAGTTGTGTCTCCTTCTGTAATTCTGCAATGTACGGATTAAAGCACGATAACCCCATTTCATTTCTACAAACTGAAAAAACTCCTTGTCTGTCTGTTTCTCTCTCAATCCCTGCCATTTATCCTTTGTTATTCGGATATTACCCGGATTGTTGTTTCTCAAACCTCTTGGTAAACTCTTCATTTCTTTCCCTCCTTTTCTTTTAATTGCTCTATTAAATTATTAAACCGGCTGTTAATATAAATGCTGATGCCAAAAACACTACCGGCATACAACAGACATTGAGCAAACAACCACAATACACTGTCGTGTATCTGACCCATAGGTTCAGAGCACACAAAGCCAGCCACAGCCAAGGACGCTCCCAGTACAAGCATCCCCACGGCAGTTGAATACTGAATGTTTTCTTTTGTCTCCTTTCTCATTATACAAACAATTTAAGTTCAATCCTTTTTTAATCCTTTAATTACACGTTTTGGATTACCCGATTATCAAACTAACCTTTATTTTGTATGACAAAAAAAGAGCCTGCCACGGAAATTAATCCGCAACAGTCTCTTGATTTTAAGAGATAGATAACCGGCAATTAATGTCGGTTACCGTGATAGAATCTTATAGCCTCATTGACATATAATGATACTGATTGCTCCTTATCCAAGATAGCAGCTACATCCTCCTCTATCGTGACAAATATTTTTCTTACACCTCTAACCTTGGGACGTCTTGGCACATCATTGCTGTCCAATATCCTATATATCGTTTGCTCAGGCTTTGAAGATAATAGCAAAGATATCAATTCTAAAACGAAATACAAAAAGAAAACTATATTAATTAGTTATAAGAAGCCAATATTGAAACAAAAACCAATCTTCTTAAAAAATTGCCATTAATGCAATATTTTTTACTTGCAAGATGAATGAAGAGAATTAATAGAACGGCAAGACTGGCGAGTTTGTATTTTTATTGACAGGAAACGAATGTTATGGAATGGGATCGGAAAACAACTAAATCAACATCTAATTCTCCATTCGAAAGTGGTGATGGGCAAAATGCTGTTATATTTATAGGGACAAATGATGTTCAAAAAATAGGGTTTCAAGCAACCTATTCGGGGCAATTGATTAAGATCAGGCTATATTGGGTCGGTAGTTGGGGTAAATGGCAAACTTTTTCTTAGACATGATTAAAAAACGGGTGGTCCGGTACAAGCCGGTGCCACCCGATCCTGATATGCACAACGCCATATGCGGTGCAAAGGTAATAAATATCTGAATAAACCGCTATATTTTTCAAGATATAGAGATTTCTTCCAAATCTGATATACTGATTTCATCCGTCACGTTTGTGAAATAGAAGAGATCAGGGTTCTCTGAAAAAACCTCAATATTGGTTCTTGTCCATACACTGCTATAAACGTAAACATAAAAAGATTTTCTATCTTTAAAAAGTCTGATACTATTATATCCTTTTTCAAATAATTTATTTACGAATATATATATGTCTGATAAGATCACACGAATATAGTTGCAACTATCCAATGTGCCATTAGGTGAGCTATATATATGTAATATATGATTAATATTACTGCCATAATCACAAACTTTAAACAAAGCAGTTTCCTTATTTCCGGTAGAAATCTTATAAATCGTAGAATTTAAGGCTTGAACACTATCGCTCAAGCCTTTATTTTCTTTCGTAGCAATCCCTATCAGTTCTCCCAGTTTTGATGCAAGCGACTGCATCGTCATTTGTGCGGCATCTCCGCTACTTTGTAAAACTCTTACATTTGCGGCATCCGTCACTGTCGGAAGTTCATTCTCATACACATCATTTCCTGTTGCAGCAGCGGCGGCAAATGTTGAAGTTTCAGACAAAGCCATAACCATTCTTGTGGAAACCATATCCACCATTTCATCTACTGTCACATTTTGTTCGTTGCCGTCTTTATCCACAGCTTTAAAGCCAACTATATTTTCTAAATTCAAATTACTCATAATATCAATTTTTATAAAGTTCTAATATAAGTTTTCCACGCTTTTGAAGTGCCGCCAACCGATTTGTACAGCTTCTTCCTGCCACCTTTTATCTTGTACCGGGAAAGGTTGTTCCCGGTATAGTTCGCGGGATAATTCGGATTGTTCTCGTTAGCATACGCCTCCATTTCGTATTTTATAGTATAATATGCAGAACTCGCAGGATGGCAGATAGGGTTTCCCTTGATCCACTCGACAAAATACCGCCAATAGTATTTTACCCATGAGCCGGTAACCTGTGCCTGACGCAGGTGTATGGTTTCGTGCGTCAGGCTTTCCTTACCCGCATAGGTCTGCATATACCTATCTATGTTCTCCTTGTTCTCGGCACGGTATATCATCCGTCCGCACCACATTATGAAACGGTATCCCTTGAAAGGATAATGCTTCATGGGAAGCAACTTAGGAGTATCAAAATCACCCGGCTTGCTTGAGAACAGCATCTTGATTAATTGCCATAATTCTTTCATAGCGTTTCTATTTCAGATTCAAGTTCAGCGATATGGTTATCAATACACGTGCTCACCTCGCCATTGAAGTTCGCTATATCCAGTTCCACGCATCCGGCACTTGACCGGGCGCTGCTGTAGATACGGACATAGCCTCCGTTATTCAACGTTTCCTTAGCCAGCTTCAGTTTCGCCAGTTCGTCATTGATCTGGCTGGCGCGTTCCAAATTCTCAATCTTCATGTTGTTCCTCCTTCTTTTTATCCAGATAATCATTCAACGAATCGGCCAGCAAGCCGGACAACATAGGGGTAGAACGTCTTATGATATCCACCTCCTCTTCGTCAAGTTCCACACCATCTACAGTCGACTTGAAGATTTTCTCCGCAAGGAGATGCGCCCTCAAGCCCGCTACGTTCTTATATATCCAGTCACCGAAGGCCTCAGTGATGTTACTGGCTATAAGCTTTTCTTTTTTAATCCCATCATAAATAGGGAATTGTGCAAAATTTATTCTCATACTTTATATTTAAATTATCCGCAATAAAACATAACCCAATAATTACCCATACACTTAATGAAGCCGGATGCAAAATCCAAATCAATATAAGACATCTCCTGTCCTCCGGGAGCAGGCAGGATCCGTCCTCCTGTCAATCTTACTCCGCCGCTCATACGTTTGAAGTATATAGTATGTCCCGGAACATCCGGAGGGAGTGTCACTTCTATATTACCTGTATTAAGAAACATCACATTGTCATCATTGTTATTCAGGGAGGTGCTGACGGATATGTTCCTCCAGTTGCCAACTATGCCACGAAGAGAAACATAGCTGTCATTGTTCGGATGAAGGAAAATGTTACCTCCCTCCACGAATAGAGGAATGCTCGGAGTCTTGATGTGCATTCCGATCATGGCATTTGGACTCTGTATGTCAATTCCAGCATCATACTTAATCCCTTCAATGGTGACAAACTGCGTGTTTCCCCCGATTCTTACGTTTGCAAATGTCCTTTCGTTATAAAACTCAATCTGCCCGGCTGACAATTTAAAGCCGACATAAAGATTGGTTTCATTCTCATAAAGAGTTTTTGAGGACAGCATCCCCGAAGCGATGGAGAACGGACCGATACGTCCGCTATCCGCCGTAATCACGCCGGTGATATCTGCATTCTTACATTTGAAATACCCGGTTACGCCATTGATAAGAAGAGTTTCACCCTCATCGTTGTGGGATTTAAGCACATTGTTTTTGAACATGAATCCGGCCACATTCGCACCATCGGCAAACAAGGTATCAGTAGCGATATTCACAAACTTCTGCATGGCTTCCCAGTTGGAATCTCCGTTGGCTGATGTGGGTGCAGCGGTAACGGAAGCACCGTAATTCTTTACAAGGAAATTATAATAAACTCCCCCTATCAGATATATAACCTTATCCCGGTAATCCGCATTCCAGACGTAAGTCTGTCCGGAAGCCCATACACCTCTGTCACGGGGAAACGCCCCTGTTGCTCCGGTTGCTCCTATGGCTCCGTCTTTAGCAACCCCCACACCTTTTTCAGCGACATAATTGTCATTCCATGCGTTCGCGTCCGATGCGGATTGATAAGCCCGGACGGCAAACTGGGTGTATCCGGCTGTTGCAGGTACGGATATCTGATTGCTTAGGGTAGCACCTACGTGAGCCAGCCAGCTTCCGTTATATTTGCGTGCAGCAAGATAGAATCTGTTCGTATCGCTCACATTACCGCCTACATTCTGTTTCATGGTAACGACAAACGCTGACGGTGACGGTGTGCCCGTACTGGTAAAGTTTATTGTGCTTACCGGGCTGTCAAGCCAATACGAAGCGGACGGTTCGACACCGGAAGTCATTTCCTGCCAGTCGGAGTTGACAGCCTTGTCCGATCTCTTCCCGGAAAGTATGTAACCGCCATCTTTCTTCCTTAGGTAACGCCCACCTCTCACACGAAGTACCGGAAGCGGTGGATTGGAAGTCTGAACCTTGCTTAAGTAAGATCCTCCGGCAAACGATACTGTGCTGTTTTTCGCATACGGAGTGTTGGCGGATCCCCAATGACCTGCGGCTGTGATGCTCTCACCATCAGCACCATCCTTTCCATCAGAAAGCATGGGAACGGTTTCAACATCCACTATCTGGTCATTCACGTAAAAGATAAACTTCAATGTCTTCGTAAAGTTTCCGCTTGATATGGCTGTATTGTTGTTTATGGTAGTTTCTGTTCCACCGTCTATGCTGTATTTCAATGTACCGTCCGTTGTGGTGGAGATCACGCCACCCACTGATTTTTGCCTGTAACATGATACGGAAGACACGCTGTATTTCCCATTCTTGTCCTTGCTTACAGAAGTGGCAGAAACGATTATACTGTATAGCACGGCATCTGAACCGTCCGCACCTCCACGGACCCCGGCTACAGTGAACGTAAGATCACGGGAATACTGCTGCCCGTTCTTTGTAGCCTTGATTGTGATCTTCACCGTGTTTGTCGCAGCAAGAGTAGTTCCGGCAGATACCGATATTGTCACCACTCCCGTATTCTTGTCCGTGGTACATGTAAGACCGGTGTCCGGTGTACAGGTGATGCTGTCAAGAGTGAGTTTCTCCGTTCCGTACCACATGCTGACAGTTGTATTCCAAATCTGTGAAGATACGACCTTCCCATCTGAAGTAAGGGCTGCATTGACCATCTCGTTATCGAAGTCCGCCATGATGGCATTCTCCCCGTCCTTACTCCAGCGATGCACCACGGCAGGAGTGCTGAACTCTGACCATACACCGTTTTCCTTGAAACGCTTGCAACCCCATTCAACCTGATGGTCTGCGTCCACACCAACAAAATCATCCGTCCAGCCTTCGGGGATATAATCATCCTGCTGCTGGCTGTCGGGCTTTTCGGGAGGATTATCTATGATATTGCCTCTTGTGTATATATACTCATAGTCCTTACCGTCTTTCCCGTCCGATATCATAAGCTGCCATCTTCCGTCCTGATAGATGTAGGTGGCGCGGTCAGTTGTGTTACGGTATGAATCACCATTTTTCGGATTGGCAGGAGCCGTGGCAAATTCACCTAGGAAGGTGATGCTCTCGCCTTTTAGCTCACGCCCGTCAAGCAACATAGCCCAATCCTCGTTAACCTCCCAGTCAGCAGGTTTCCCGGCAAGATAATAACCACCGTCCTTCTTTCTTAAGAAATTGCCACCTTTGACACGCAATATTCTGATGGGAGGATTGGATGTCTCCACCTTGGATAAAAAGACACAGTTGGCAAGAGTAACCATTGTATTGGCTTTGTACGGGACCTTGGACGATTCCCAATGACCACCGCCGACTATAGACAAGCCCGGTTCACCTTTTTGCCCTTCCGCCACTTGTTTCAGCCATGCCGGATTATCATCTGACGGTTCTGTTGTTGTTCCATTATCATCAACACACAACCACAAAGCCCCGTTATGTGACACCCGGTCATAGTAGGCGTACTTCCCTGCAACCCATTCACCCTTGTCCAAGGGTACACGCACTGTCTGTCCGGTGATCTCATCAACTTGAAAGATAAGCCCGGTCATGATGATGTTCTGAAGAACGGCTGAGTAATTGTCCGCATTAATACCGGCTACAGTCATGCCTTTTTTCTTGCCGAACCACGCAGGCATCTGTGCCGGCTCCGGGTCCCAAGTGTTGGCATTGTCAAAGAATGTAATACAGTTGTTTCCGTTGACTGAATCAATAAGTATATAAGTCTGACGTTCCGGGTCCGTAAAATTACCTGTTTGTGCCAATACCATCTGCTCGGCAGGTTTCCAGTCAGAATGTCCCGGACGGGGAATGACAGTAAATTTCTTGGCGGTATAATCTGCGGCAGTCACCCGGAATTTCATCTCTTCAAAGCCATTCAGCTTGCCTTCGCTATTCTTAGTCACAAAATAGGTGGTAAGGATATCATCAACAAACTGGCTCAATCCGTCCGCGTCCGTCAGATCGGGAGTGATGGTGTAGGTTCCATCGCCGTTATCCACGTATGACAATACGCTACAACCGCCACCGGGGGAGTTTACCATACGTCCTTTGAAATAGGTTGTACGGTTATAGGCTATTTCAGGGACAAACAAACGCTTACGGAAAACGCCGCTTCCCATTTCCATGTCACCCTTTTCGTCTATGTATCCACCTGATACACCAGTAACGAAATCACCGAACTTGGCATATTTATTAATCAAGACTCCGCCCAGTAAGGATAACAAGTACTTAGTGGAATCCGCCACGTCCTTCCGCAAGAATATCTCTTTCATCTTCTCCACACTGTTCTCTATCTCAATCATTACACGCAATGCGCTCATCACGTCTTCATCGGTGTAGGTAACATCCTTGTCACCCTGCTTCACAATGCGGCTTACCAAATTCCCGGATATTTTCAGACCTTTAAGAAAATTGATTATGCCTTGCGCATCATCATCGTTCAATGCGGATAAGAACCAGTTCTGTACAGGTGTGTCCTCATCCAGCGTATATGCGGAATTGGCATGATCGGCATTGGTGACATCACCGCCGCCACCGCCACCCTGTATAATAGTCACAGAGCGGGGAACATACTTCCCATCACGCTCCCTCGGTACTACCCTACTTATGATTCTTATATCTGACTTTATCGCCATTCTCTATCATTGATAATGTTACTGTATTCTGCTCGTAATCCCATACACCGCTTAATAACAAGAATTTCTTACTAACCATAGAATTGTCATACAAAACTGTGAAAGGATGAATGAGATCACTGTTTTTTAATGCCTGAGTTAACTTGATTTTGGTTACCCGGTATCGGTTAATGATACGCCTGATCAACGCTTCTTCGGGGCGCACAAGCGTACCTTCTATTGCCGAATACAAGTTGTTTGTTAAAAAATTGCCATTTAAAAGAGCTTTGCTATATGTTGCCCCGTCTTCATTATAACTACTTATGCCAAATTCTATCTCGTCAAGTTCGGACATAAATTTTTCATTGACTACATTCTCGTATACACGATCCCCGTTCTCACCTTCATCTACAACTCCGTCTTTTTTCTTATAGGCAACTCTTAGATTTTCTATATCAACTACTTTTATATATTTATCATTCTGATATGGGTAATCCGTACCATACAGGATTAATTCAAATTTCCCCGTCAGTGGCACAGAATCTGGGAACTCAATCACATATCCCGTAAGTCCCTCATACGGCATATCTGCCTTCTTCGTTGCACGCAGTTTGGTTCGTTCCACTTCCTCACCCACCTCTCCTATACCTATCGTAAATGTGGTTTCGCTATTTTGCCATTTATTTCCATTCCAGTAATGATCGCCAATACGTAATTTAAACCGTAACACATGATCTTCCGTGATTGTCACCTTATTAGGCTCTGCGTAATTCGTCGTAAATAAAATATCGGCTGAAATTCCTATCGCTGCATCCTTATAGACAGCTGTCACGCCTCCCACTCTTAATATAGGATTTCCTACAGCCGTACTAATTATCCTATATCTCAATAAAGACCTCCATGTGTAATTCTCCGAAATTATTGTATACAACGGAGTTAATCCATCCCATCCCTTAAAATCTATATCAGCCTCCCCGACTCTGTATGCGGTCATACCGCCAGTCATATTATAATTTAAATTAGCACCCATTACAGGGATGGCATCTTGTGAAATCTCTCCATTATCACCATATGCTATTGATTCCCATCGTTCTAATGTCAACCCTTGCACATTCTCCACCTTATAGTATTTGTTATCATTCCTCTTATCCGTCAAGTTTGTGAAGCTCCCATACATATCACTCACATCAAATCCCTCATCATCCACCAATTCATCAAAAACATTATTTATTGCCTTAACGGTAACCTTATTATATCCGGGGAGCACATCTATTGTATGATCACTGCCGCCAAAGCCGATATCCTGAAGCAATACAGTGTTTGGAGTAACCATCTCATAAGTGACAAGATCCTCGCCATACGAGAAGTATTCCCCTTCCCAATCTGCATCTACAAAATACAGGCTACCTTCATAATCGTATAAGGTCCAATTAAAAAAACGACAAAAATACTCCAGTACCTCGTCCAACATCATCCCTTCTGAGGTGAAGTTTTCTTCTGCGAGAGTTATCTCATCGAATATGTTTTTCTTTGTCGAATAATTCACTTCTGACGATCCATAGACATAAGGTATATATATCTTTTCATATCCCCCATTAGCTGATCTTATAATGTACCTTAAGAGGTTTATCGCCGTTATAAATCCATTCTCTGTCTGTTTCTCATATTGTATATTCTCAAGCGTGCCTATTGCACTGATACAATCAATACTGATATTATCCGGTGTAGGCTTATAAGGCTGCGTAAATTGTTCCGGAACAATATACCCCGTCCACATCAACTTGTCACCCTTGAACAGCTTAACCGGGGCGTACTGGTTGTTAATGCTAAACAGGTCTAGAAGTAAATCACTGCCAAGAAGAGTTAATGTTGCTGTAGAACTTCTTATCGGCTCATATACAAAGTTATCATCGTTCCCTTCTACAACAAACGCGCTTCTCGCGCCCAGTAATTCCGTCACCTGTCCCACATAGCCATCAATATATACCTTTACATCATAGGCTGTGTTTTTGTAATTTTTAAAATGTATGTTATATCTCTGCCCCATATCACCACTTTATATTGTTAGCCTTCATGTAATTCCTTATTGTTATATACATAGCCTTACCGCTTACCCGTGCCTCACCGTCTACCGTTATGTGATTGGATCCACCATTGTTAATCATATTGAACAGCTTACCTTGCTGGGACTGGTTCAATATCATCTCGCCACTGTTAACCCGTGCTATCATGTGATCACCGAAAAATGATGATCCTCCCACTATACCACCTGTTGCATATTTGGGAATATTGGCTAAAGCAGCCAAAACCGAAGCTATGGCGGCTACAGCCAAAGCCGCACCAACAAACGGAATGGAAGCCACAGACGAAGCGGCTCCGGTTACGGCTGCTTCTGTATTAGCCACAGATTCTTCCTTTTTCTTTGCATTAAGAGCATCAATAGCCGGAATCGCGGCAGCCACAGAGTTCATTAAGTTTCCAAAATAAGATAGGATAGAACCGGCGGCACCATCAGCCATTGAAGACATGCTACCAAATGCGTTACCTATGGCACTTAACGAATCTGCGAAATCTTCGTTTGACTTTATATCATCTCTTGTAATCGGACTAATCTTTTGAGGCATTTTTTCGAACATCTTAGCATAACTTAATAAGCTTCCTCTTCCTTCACCTTCGTTTACAAACTCAGGAGCATTGGGGAATCTTGCCTGAAACTCTATTGTTATTTTTCTTTTTTTTAATTCATCCAAAGTCTTTGCGGCAGCTTGTCTAGCCTCATCACTAGCGGCATTAGCATACTTCTTTTGTGCCTCATTAATTTTTTTATCAAGTTCAGCCAATGAGCCAATAGGGCTTTCTGCTTCTTTTAATGGTTTTTGTATAGTTCCATTTATATTTAGTTCTTTTTGCTTTGCGGCAATAACTACCATTTCTTCACGTTGTGCCTTTATATTATCGTAAATAGCCTGTCTTTCCGTATACTCTTTTTGGGAGATTTCCAGTAATTTTCTCGCCTCTCCTACGGCCTCAGCTTCTTTTTTTGCATACCCATTTACATTAAGCAGCTTTGCTCTCTCGTATTCAGCTTGCCTTCTACTTAAAGCCTCCAATCTAACCTGGTAGCTATTAGCTTCTGGATATAATTCATTAGCCCTTTTCAGCTCTTCACTTAAAGCCTGCTCCATAGTCATTCCTCCAGCTACAGACTTATTAATACGCTGATTGCTCTCTAAAACAACCGAAGGAACATTTTCACTACTACGCATTTTCCTTAGCTGTTCTTCGGTCATAAACCATTCTTTAGCCTTAGTAATAAGGTTTGTAAACATATCAATTGAAGTTTTTAATATGCCATTAGAATTATTTACCGTCAAGATTAACCCTTCCCATGCTGATTGCAATCCCTTCACAGAGCCTGCTACATTATCATTATTTATCCTTTGCTGCTCAAACGCCGTATTAGTATCCGTTATCGCTCCAGTCAATTCTACAAACTTATCTTTTTCAGAAACAAGTGCCAAAGCAGCCGTTACGCTCTCTTTACCAAACATTTTCGTCATTTCCGTAGCGTTCATATGTTTTGCTGCAAGGTTTTCCACAGCTTGTGATAACCCGACCACGGAAGGACGTAAATTCTTGTCCGCACTACTTTCCAAAGTAAGGAATATATTACGCAGATTAGTTCCCGCACTGCCGGCATCCGTTATTTTAGGAGCAATAGCCTCTATCGCGGCTACCAATTCATTGAATTGTACACCTACAGAAGATGCAGCACCACCGGCATTCTCTATAGCCTTGTTCAGATATGGGATATCAGCAGAGCCTTGTTGAGATGCTGCCGCTAAAATATTGATATATTCAGCAGCATGACTTGAGGAAGCCCCCATCTGATTTAAAGAACCAGCTAATGCCTTGGCAGCTTCCGGCACATCTATTTCTGCGGCCTCGGCAAGAACTATAGCACTTTCGGTTACTTGTACCAAAGCTTCTTTATTTTGCAATAAAGATGGGATCTGAGACCCCATCAGCTTAAAAGCATCTACCACCTGAGATGCAGTCTGCGTGGTGGTACTGCCCAAACGGATAGCCTCATCTTTAAAAAACGAAAGCTCCTGCGTTGTCACACCTGTTAAGGATTTCAAAGAGGATAACGACTTTTCAAACTCCATAGAAGTCCTTACCACATCCCCAATGGCTACCGATATACCAGCGAAAGCAGCAAAACCACTTAGAGCAGGTCCTATCTTGCCGGCCATACTTGTTATGCTTTTTTCAAAGTTCCCTATCTCACCTTTCGCCCTTTTGATGTTCTTATCAAAATCTGCGGTGTTAAACAACAATCTTACAATCGCATTACTTGCCATATTCCATATTTTTTGCTCGTTCTCTCAATTCTTTCAGCTCATTCTCATCTATCTCTATCGGTTCCCGTTCCTCATCCCACGGGAATGGGAACACTGCTTCAGGTGTGAGGCTCTCCGTAGAATTAACCTGTGCGATAGTATACATCATCATTCTTGTGCGCTCCCATGCCTCCTGCTCCTTCCGGTTCATCCCCCTTATAAATGCAGCACACTCGTTAAAAGTCATACTGTCAAAGAAGTAATCAGGTGATATCCCTCCACGACCGACAACTTCTTCATACAACCTTATCACACTTACTTCTTCGCTCTCTTTCCCATCGCTTTTTTTTTATCATCTTTCCCGACAATCATACTAATTCGCTTGTTCTCTTCCTCCAAAACAGCCAAAAATGTTTCGAAAATGGACGGATCTAAATCACATGCGTCTATCACATCATCAAACGTTAACGGAAAATCCTTGTTATTCGCCATCAGCATAGCACATAACAGGATATAACTGTTAACCATCCTGTCACCGGAATAAGACTTCCCGGTAATTTCCTCATATATAAATAAGGCGCGCAGAGTATACCTTAATGTATACTCCACGCCATTAATTTTTACTTTCCTCATACCATCAACCATTACCTGTTGCCTTTTCAAGTTTTCCTTGTCCCTTAAGCTGCGCAGTCATTGTAGAATTGCTGCCTTTCGCGTCTGTGCGGTCAAGAGATGTTATAAGAGCTTTCCCCTTATAGTATATCTGCTGGGCCTTGGTTGCCGGGGATGTCCACCCATCTTCCGGAATACCATCATTGGTCAGATTGGCAGGAACACCCAATATAATATCAACAGGCTCACCGGCAATAAATGTGTCATAAAGAGAATCAAAGCTCTCTATGTTCTTATCAGCACTTACCAATGCCTCCGTAGACGCTTCCCACCCCATCTTCGTAACTATTGACTCATCCCACATACCATCGTCCTTACTGGCAGCATCTCCAGTTTCCGCAGTAAGCGTTAACTTATGGCTGGTCGCCAAGGCCGTAGCCTTGCCGCCAATAAAGATCATAAAATCCTTTCCATTCAAAGGTTTTGCTTTTGACATAATCTATATAATTTAAAAGTTAAACAATTCCTTAAAAAACAGATTCTATTCTCACGAACCGAATCCGTAAAACAATTGATTTTTACTATGAATTTATTCTTAAGTGCTATATTCAATAAGTTATCTACATAGGCAATACATCAGGGTGTCTCTGATAATACACCTTCGTTAGTGCCTGTTTCAATTCCTGATAATTTTTAATAAATCCCAGCTCAATCCATTGGGCTATCTGTTGTTCCAGTTCATACATCTCACGTATCTTAGCCTCATCGCCAATCTTATTACGCATTTCTGATTCATGTTTGCCATACACAATGATATTGAGTGATTTTGCCAAATCACTAACTTTTTGCTTAAATACCTCCTTTGGAAGGATAGAACAAACAGCCGTACACATTCTGGGATATGCATCACCGGCAAGATTGCGGAACTTTATCATTTCGTCATAAACGAATTTTAGAACATCATATTTAAATGATGGATTTATCCACATTGCAAAATCAATAAAAAGCAGTGGATGCATCCATGTACCCGCATTATCACCCTTATTTGCTCTTGATTTATGATAGGGGTAATTACCCGTATCATAATTTTCCCTTTTCATTATAGTGTAAATAAACTCTTTAGTAGAAGACAAATCGAAGTAGTCATTAACTTCTTTCCTCATACCTTTTAATTGGTTCCACTGTTTTAATAATTCTGTTGCATTGAAAAACGCATCTTTTGTCCGTTGAACTACTTTAAACTCACCCATCGGACGTATCATAATCTGATTTGTTTTCATAGATCAATTGTTTTAAAATTAAACGAAAGAGTTATAGTAAATGCGTCTATATCCACCAAATAATCTTCAATACATGACAGAAAAGAACTATCAATGACCTCAAACTTATCATACCGGGCTGTCTTCCCTTCAATAGAGTAACGCACCTCATTAGCCGTATTCACAGCAACTTCATACGTCTTTGACACAACTACCAAAGTAGTGGATACATTATCCGCACAAGATCCATCTTTGGTCTCGTCCGGACCATCCAAAGAACTCGTAAAATTGATGAACGGATACTCCGGCGCCCCCACAGGGATAACAACCGGATATATCCTGTTCCCCACCGCTTCCGTAACAGCCTTATTAGACTGTATAGAGCTAATAATATGCTTGCTTATAAATAAACTCATCTTCCTTCACTTACTTCTTGTATTATTCTTGCAATCCGTTCCGACAATACAAGGCTGGCTCTAGCCATGCCGGATTCCGCTGCCGGCTGGAAAAAATTACTTGCAGACAAAGAGCCGCGATATGCCGATTTTTTCATTCCCTGACGTCTAACTTTCGTATACCTGTCTTCTGTCCCTGAATTTATAAACCGAAGGATAAAAGCCCTGTCCGCACCTCTATAGCCTCTAGACCTCTTCGTTTCCGGGCTTACATATCTACGTCTTCTTATGCCCGACACACCGCCGTTCGGTTTTTTATATAATGCCAGCCTTTTTGCATCTCCCCTATCAAGTATGTTAAGCATACCGCCGTTCCCGTCACGGTAAACAACCATCTTTACAGCCATGTACGCTCTTCCGGGATCTTTACCCATTGCGGCTTTTGCTGCATTACGCACATACTTCCGCTCCGGTGTTAATGCCCTTCGTACCTCTTTTTTTATCTCGTTTTTTTTGATTTCCTTGGACTTACGCATCCTTTCAAGCATGGCAATAACTTCGTCTCCCTCATAGACAAATGACACCCCTTTTATCTGCTTCCCCCGATTGTTCTCAAGGATTTTTTTCATTATTCCCATAACTTCGTATTTTTATCCCGGAGCCGTAGCCCCGGGTAAATAAATCATTCCCCTTCGGCAGGTAACTCTCCCAGCGTAAACGCCTCAGGACGCAATGTGGTAAACGCCCAATCCCCATTAAGGGTCAAGCGAACAACATCTGATGTGTCTTCCGAATAAGGATTGATTATAAAACGCTGTTCACCGAATTGCCCGATAGGCTCATATCCCCATGAGCCAAAACCAATATAGGTCTTATCATCTGTATTAATATAATTCGTACAGAAAACCGGAACACCAGCAATGGTATTATTTTCGATAATATATCTTCCCGTGTTACCCGGATTTGTCGGTCCTTCATATCCTCGATCGGTAGTTTCCAATACCGCCTTTGTGTATTCATCCATCACATAAGCCATGTAACTTCCCTCAATACCTTTCATCAATGGCAATGCTCGCATCAATACCAATTCCTTAAATGTCGGTGTCGAGTTGGCAAACTTGATAAAACGGGCATTTTTCTTTTCAGCCATAGTTTTTAACTCAGCGATAGTCTTTGGGGTGCCCGGACTTCCTCCCGGGAACGCGATCTCAGAAAAAGGTCCTACTAACTTATGCGTCTGTTTCCCAGTTGTAAACATCAGCTTATTCAGCGTCCGTGTTACAGCCATCGGTATCTGCTGCTTAACAACATCGTATGCCACCCCCTCGGTCTGGTTGATTGTCTGACTTGTAATCTTGATGGTAACACCCACTCTCTGAGGATTGGGTACAATCTTACCGATCTCGATTTTTTTGTCGGTCAAAGCTACAGCCTCCCCGGCTACCTCTGCTTCAACTGCCGAAACTGTCGGCCAACAATAATCACCCGCCAAACCTGTGCGTAACGGTAATCCAAGCTTAGAAATGATAAGACCTTCTTCCAATGCAGGGATAATGTCATTAATAGTAAGAGGGATCATCGGCTGCGCTCCCGTACTGATCATTCCTGTAAACTCACGCTTAAGCGGATGGGAACTTCTAGAATTGATATGCTCGCGCATAAACGCATCAAACGCAAGCTCACGGGCGGTGACTTCCACATATCCGCTCTTGTCAGCACACGCTATGCGGACATCCAAAGCATTCATCTCGCGTTTCAGACACTCGATCTCGTCATTCTCAGTATCGGTAAACGCACGTTTGTTTTCCGATTCAGCCAAATCTACAATCTCGTTAAGACGTACCTTGATTTCCTCTCGTCTGGTAATGTACTGTTGTACATTCACTTTCTTTCCTTTATTCATAAACAAAAATGATTAAAAAATTTTCTTATTCGCTATCTTTCTCAATTCCGCATATGCGGTTTCATTTTTCTCAATTGTTTCCCGTTTCTTCTGATCTGGGTGCAACACAATACCGGAAGCCTCCACTTCCCGGGCTGTGACGCTGGTCTGCACATATGCCGGATCAGAAGCTATAGTCATTTCAAAAACCTCGTCAATACGGGTAACGTGTCGTAACAGCACACCATCATCATCCTTGGTATACCTGACCGAAGAACTCTCATCGCTCCAGAATGTGAATGAAGAACCGGCTAAATCCCCTCTCTTTACCAACTCTAATGCGGTAGTTCCATCCTGAGTCGCTGGAGCTGTAAATCTATATCTTACACCCGTTTCATCCACAGAAAGCGAAAGCGATCCTTCACCCCTGTTCCAACGAGCCAGCAACCTCTCGCGGTTATGCCACAATGTCATCTTTATATCCATCCGCTTCAACTCGTCTTCCGTAATGGCTCCCGGCTCTATAATCTCACGGTAGTTATCCCAATAGTCCACAAGCATACGACTCTCAACGCCAAAGACAATCGCATAACCCTCGATTACCCGGCTATCACTCCCGTCCTCCGCCTCGCGGATCTTTGGCTGGAACTGGTCACCGGTCATGTATCTTACCTCTCTCTCCTTGGAATTATCCATATTTTTTTCTATTTATTTACAACTTTCAAACGCCCCTTTAGGAAACGCCTTTTTTATATCCTATAAATACCTGTTTTCGGCTTACCCGAAACCGCTTCCCTCATCCAATATGGAAGCCGTAATAGTAATACTCCCATCTCTCTTGGATCGGTTACACGAATCTATTCTGTAGGTTTTCCCATCCCATACCAGCCGACAACGATCAGTAACCACGGACATATAGCGCATCGTTACAACTACCGAACTGTTCATCCACGCTTCACCGGCAGTCAGAGCACGAGCGCCCCTTTGAAACTGCACATTAGCCCATACGGTAATTGCTTTCCGATATTGGATTACCTGTTCATTCATGCTACCACGGCTTATTTCCGGGGTCATAATATCCACTCTTTCCGTTAATGCCCCTGCTGATATCATGATTCACTTCTGTTTGATAATTTCACATAAGGCTTTACAAGCATTGATATAGTAAAAGGAACCATATTCTGGGTTACGGATGAAACCGGCTCCCTGTTCCGGAACAAATGGGCTACAAGTAGCAACATAGCCGATTCCAAGGCTTCGGGAAATCCTTTTCCATGAGCGTCCTCCCATGCCTCCAACTCTTCGAATGTGCGGTTTGTCATATCTATAATCACACTCTCACACGCCATGCCCCATGTATGCAACAACTCCAACTCTTCATCCTGCACATCCCTTATCTGCGCTTTCATTTTTTCAAGCGTCAGCACACGCAATTCTCTATTCATCGTCTTCTCCTTCCTTGTTATCATTTATTTTTGTAGAGCTTGCAACTGTTTCCCCAGACATTTTGGGGCTTCCCAATACTGCAAGGTTTGTGCTTATGTACACATCATCCCCCTTGTCCACCGGCGGACGATCGTCATCCCTACGTATGTCATTAACGGTTGCTTGGCCCGTTTCCAGACGTGTCTTTTGCCATCTGCTCTTGCTGTCAACGTCAAGGGCGTACAATGCGGACAAGTCGAATGTGTACTTGTAATCCATATAGGTATTCTCATCAAGTAATTTGGCGGCAAATTCACGCTCTATCTCGGTAATTATGGGCTGCAAAGCCTCAACATAAAAGGCTACATTGGACATCTCTACACTCTTGTAGTTGGCGTTGGAATCGTCCATAAGTTTACTCGGTGGTATATTGAAGAACCGGGCAATCTCACGGATATTAAACTTTCTACTTTCCAAAAACTGCATGTCAGCCGATGACATGCTTATAGGGGTAAGCTTTCCGTCACCGTATACAGCCAGTATGTCCCCTCCACGGTTCAACGTGTCCTGAATATCCATTCCCATATTCTTCAATTGCTCGTCCTGATACTTTCCGTAGCCTTGGACAGTTGTGTTGTCTTGAAGAATAGCCTTGAAACGTCCGCCTGTGGCAAATCGTTTCAACGTTTCACCATCCGATGTGGCAGTAATACTAAGACACTGCTTGGCGTATGCTATGGTAGACATTCCCCAATATCCTCCGTCAAGACACATGTTCTTAAAATGGAGTATATCTTTCGGACCTACAGTCACACTTATCCCGTTGGTTATATCATCAATCTTATATTGATTAGCATATACATCGTAAGTTACCGAGCCGGGGGAACACAATATGAAAGATACGATCTCGTGGAACGAATTACGTACAGGGTAGATAAAGGCATTCCCTTGCAAAAGCAACTGGGCTACCGTATACTTCATCATAGTATATGAATTCATCCGATCATTGGGACGTGCCCCGAGCAGATAGTTTATCCTCTTCCCATCCTTCGTGTCGCTCAGCTTGAAATAGTTTTTCGCCCTGTCCTTACGCTTGTATTGGATAGTTAACGTAGCGGCAGAACTTGAAAGTAGATTCACAGCACGATATACTGCGGCTATATTCAATGCAGCCCATGGGGAATTCACATAAGCTATGTTCTCCCGATAATCTCCACCTGTAGATTTCGCTTTCCCATAATCTTCGTGCGCTTCCTCATCCGTCTTCTCCGAACCACTGTCTATGAATGACGGCAATGGTGCCGATTCTCTTTTGAAAAATCTGAAAAAATTGTCCATATATCAAGTTATAACTTCTATATATCGGACAATATGCTGTTTATGGTTACCTCTGTTCCGTATTACTGTAAAGCCAAAATGTCATCAAGGAGGCTATCGCACCGTCAATCTTAAGATTTTCCTTCCTTTTCAACGGTTTCTTATTACACATCTTATCTTCATCTATATAGCAGTTTCCAAAGTTCCAGAATAGGATAGGATTATAAGCAATAACAAGATGAGCCGGACGGCTCTTTGCCGCCAGCTCCAGCGATTCTACCGGTGATGTGAACGCCCCGTAGGTCTGGGGAACAGCACGTAGTATCTTGTCCGGGTTCTTCCCGTGTCCCAAAAGTCCCGCTGCAAGCGCGTTGCGTATCTCGCTTGCCTTGTAAGCATCATAGCCTATCCGGCATATAAACAAATTACGGTCACGCCTTAATATGTCGTTTATAATCATGTCCATATCTATGACAGCACCGGGGCATACTTTCAACCAGCCGCCATCTACCCACATCCTATAAAGCTCACGGTTCGGGTGGGTTTCTATTGTTTCTTCCGGTATATAGCTATCCATAAACAGATAGAATTTTTTATCTTCCTTATTATAAATATTGTAAACCACGGCGGAAAGGTCATCAGAAACAGACAAGTCAAAAGCCACCATAGCAGACGGTCTTCCCTTCACCTGTTCCAAATTGATGTTCATGGACAAGGAATGGGCGAAATTCTGTGTTATCCACGGTTTTACGGAGCCTGCAACAAAGACATTAAGTAACTTGGTTTTAAATTCTATCATAGCCTCAACGTTGCGTATCGCCTTGTTCCACATCTGGCGGTAATAACCCTCCTGTACCGTTATGCCAATATGCGGATTACATTTCTTCCACAGCTCCGGAGTACTCATGTGCTCATCGTCAAGCTCCCATTCATCCGGCATAAACAATGACGCGAATTGCGTATCATCGTCATATTCTCCTAAAAGGACTTTCTTCGCATTTTCCAGCTCTATAGCGAAAGGTCCGTCAGGTACGCGGCTTGCAGTAGTTATAATCACTGTCAGAGGCTCCCTTCTCATACCCATAGAAGACACCATAACTTGCATAAGTTCCGCACCCTCCGAGTGATCCTTCACATATCTCGCCTGCGCATATTCGTCAAAGATAAAAAGAGATGCGTTAAGACCGTCCTTTGCATCACCGCCCCCCGACAGACATTCCACAAAGGATTCTTTCCCGTATGTGTTGGTAGGCCTCCATCCCAGCCATTCACGATTTGTCTTAAAACTGCGTCTATCCGGATCCAATTGATTAATAATACCCTTTATCTCATTAAAACATATCTTAGCCTGCCGCCCTGAATTCGCGCCCGTGTATGCCTGCGCGTTCGCATCCCCAAAAAGCAGGTCATTAACAGCAAGAGAAGCCGTAGAGGTGGTTTTTGAAAACTTTCGCGGAACGAACAGAATAGCCTCCCTTACCAGCCGCCTCAACTCCATCACACGCCCGTTGACGACCTTTGTTCCCTTCTTTCTTTCCGTCATATCTTCCACGCTGCCTATATCTTCCCATCTGTAAAACCCCAGTATAGAGGCAAACTGGAAATACTGCACGGGGGTTAGCTTATAACTGCGGCGTCCGTTTATCCCCGAAAATTTAAGGCTCTCATATAAGGCTACAAACACTTTCACTCTTTTTTTCTGAAACGTGTAAGTGTCCATCAGACGGAGGAATTTCAACACCGAAAGAACCTCGTACAGGTTATGCCCCTCCGGACAGGACTGCACGCCATATATATACGAAAAGAGCCGACCGTCTATTTTCCTTAGATTATACCTATCCAAATCAACAGATGTCAGCCTATCCGTATACCCTTTTTTCAGTGCTTTTTTCTCATCCCATTCATTCATCATTCGTCCTCTCCGTCATTCACATTATTGATATTCTCCATTAGTTTATCCAGCGGACTGGGGCCACGACTTCCGCCATCATCAGGCTTGGTCATTTCCATATTCATTTTCAATCCTTTCAATAATTTCATCAAAGGCGAAGCCTGTTCGAACGGAACTCTTGCCAAAGGGTCAATTCGCTTTCTTACATGTCCCTCCCGGCTCTTCTCTTCATACACGATATTATATCCATCATCCAAAACCTCCTCCGTGATTTTTTTAAACAACAGATACAGACGGGAAAATATATCAATCTGACAGTTCAACTCTTTGGAATACTTATTGACATCTTTCAATGTTTTTATAATCGTATCCCTCTGATTTTTTATTTTTTTGCTGACCGCCCGTTGTTCCTCGCTTTTTTTCTTCATTGTGTTAAATATTTTAATATTACCTATTTTTACAATATTGTTGTTATTCCGAGTAATCCCAAAGTGTCACCCCCAAATCCAAATTTTCAAAACTAAAATTTGTGATGCCTGGTGGGAGTGGGTTTGAGTAATCCGGGTGGTCTTAAAAAAATCCCCCCCCCGTATTACAAGATAAACCTTTCCTTAAACCGGGATAATGAACGGTTCGCATTCTCTTTCACCTTAACTCTGCTATGTGACTTCATCCCTGCATGAATCAAAGAATGGCAGTCATGGCATAATGACTGTAGGTTGTCCACATCAAACATGAGAGCTCTCATTTCAGTGACTGTCTTGGCTGACTCACACGGTATAACATGGTGAACCTCTGTCGCTGCCATTATCACTCCATTTTGCTTGCAAGCTTCACATAACGGTGACTGTTCAAGTTTTCTTCTTCTTGTTTTTCTCCATGCCATGGAACTGATCATCTTCCTGTAATTATAATCCCTGCTCATTTTCTACTTTTTTGTTTCTTGTTATAACGGGGACCATTCCGTATTTGTTCTGCCCCATAAAACCACTAACCTCCGTAGATACATCATTATGTATACCATCCGATGATACAGGAGACATATCAAGTAACTCCTTGATGATATTATCATAACCGTTGACTCCTATATTACGTCCGATTACAAGTAATCGTTGTGCTAAATTCGGATATAAATACCGAAATACTTCCTCTAATACCTGCTCTTTTTTAGAGGAATGGTGCATTCCTTCCCCATTTTCCGTTATACAGCTTGATACATATCTCCTTCTGTTGGTAACTCTATATATGAATACTGATGCCACTCTTTTAATATCATCATATGCCGACGGTTTAACAGTATTTACCCTGTCCTTCACAGCTCTAAGCCGCTGGAATATATCCATAAGTTCAGTTTCATTAGTATTAACTCCATTATATTCTGTTTCGCAATCGGCCTTTTCGATAAATGCTGACAGCAGATATTGCATCACCTCATATCTGCTGTTAAACTTATATTCCTTCACAATTTTATCCAATTTATCAGCAGCCTCCACACTTATCTTTGCCTGCACCATCACATGTTTCAATCTAGACTTATCCCTCATAATTCACCTCCTTTTTTAATATTGATTGTAATGGATCAAAACTCGCATTTACTTGTTGTACTCCATCTATAGTATCTGCTATATTTGTGCACTCTATACTACTCACAGCATTCGATATTTCTTCTTCATTCATAATGTCCATATCTAATCTCCTTTCTCTTTAATCCGTTCCAGTACATCTCTGTTGGCTTCGAGTATATCATCAAAAGACGGGATGCACATCCACATGTCACACTCGTAGCCGTTCCAATCCTCAAATTCAAATCCTCCGTCTGTCGCAACGTATGGCGATCTCCCAGGTGAAACAACGATATAGCCACTAACAATCGCTCCATTTGATACCATTCTGCAAAGGACAAGCTTATTTGGCTCAGGCAACCGTTCCTTAACACTTATCCAAGGAGATTGCTTGGATTGCCACTCGGCACCTTGAACGAAATTCATCTCTCCAAACTTTGCCAAATCTTTACCAAACAAAGTTCTGTCAACTGTCCTGTGATTAAACAGGATATTTTCTCTTGCTGCTTCTTCTACTGTCTGTTTCATATCTGTTCCGATTTGAATTAAACTATGCTGCCACTTTTCTTAATTCTCGTAGTTTCCTGCCGACAGCTTCGCAGAGAACTCGTGCCATCGTCACCTCTACCGCATTCCCAATAAACTTCTTCTGTTCGGCTTGTGTACCGATCAGTCTATAGTCTTTTGGAAATCCCATGATTTGTTTAAGTTCGGGTATCTTAAGCATACGCATCAAGATATCAACTATGCCATATAGAGCCATGAACTCCTTTATCTTCCGAGTCATAGGGCTATCGCTTTCATATACCCTAATAAGAAAATCACCTTCTTGCGTACATACTAAGTAAGGTGGCATCTTATCCATGCGTGCGATGAGAGTAAAGCATGGATTTTCTATATTGCCGCCGGCAGACATAAACTGTGGATTCATCAGGTAGTGCCACTTTCGGTTGGCGGTGATAACTGGTGCAGGATCATCTATCTGGCTGACATTATCGCCATTGCCATAATACGCAGCGAGGAACTTCGCACCTACCAAAGCATGATTATCCTTGCACTTGACAGTATGTGCGGGTCTATCAATAGGAATATTCTTACTTTCCGGGTGACCACTGAAATACTTTGAGAGGAAATGACAGTCTACCTTTGCAAATCGGTTGTTAGTAGTAAGCACTCCACAAGGTTCTTCTACTGATTTACAAGTATCTTGAGGACGACATGTATTGTATCTGGAAAGGAACTGAGCATTTACTACACCTAAACGTCCTTGGCAACTGATGGTTGGGCATGGTTCGTCTATTCCGGGAGGAATATGTTTTCCAGTCTTTCCGTTGATTGAGTTATATTTCAGTAGCCATTTATCTTTTCCACCTGCTACAAACTTAATGAGACCAGCATAGATGCGTTCAAGTGTTTTCTCTGACAATGGCTTCTTCCGGGTGAAGATACTTGTTCCTTCGTCTTCAAAATCTAATACATCCTTTACAGGTTTCCATTTTGCAAGGCTGCCGAACATATCTTGCTTACCTTCTTTGCAGTGGGTGGGTTCTGGAAACACAATTGGTAGCTCATTCTTGGCAAAGATGCCAAAAAAACGCTTCCGACTGGTGTATGCTCCATAGTCAGCAGCATTCATTATCCGGTGATCGAAGTTATATCCATAAGATTTCACGTTATGCACCCAACGGGTGTAGTCTTCTCCTTTGTTCATGGAGATTGGCCTACCATTCTCATCCATCGGGCCCCATGACATGAACTCTTCTACATTTTCAATCTGGATATAATCTGGGTTAAGGGATTCGATATAACGAAAAAGATGTTCGGCCAGTGTCCGGCTGTCTGCGTCCCGAGGCTGGCCACCTTTGGCTTTTGAGAAATTCGTACACTCTAAGGATGCCCAAAGTACCAAGCGAGCTTCCGGATATAATTGCTTCATCCGTTGTACGTGTGTAACCAGTGGAGAAAGCTCAAGCGTTCGAATGTCTTCTGTGAAGTGCATCGCCTCCGGATGGTTAGCCGCATGACTGGCAATGGCATTGGCGTCATGATTGACACAGGCAATTACTTTTGCACATTGTTCTCCATTTATTCGGGCAGATTCAACACCGGTAGAGGTTCCACCAGCTCCACAGAATAAATCAATGTATAGCAGGCCTATAGTATTCATTTCTGTTCCGTTTTGAGCCATTTTCCTGATGTCAGGTAATGGTAATTATTATCAATTAAATTCTTATTGTAATATCAGCAAGCTATTAATCAACCTCTATAATCTGATATCTCCCTTTTTGGATGTAAATCTTATGGTTGTAATAATCCTTGATTACTGCATATCCAGACTGGGGCCTAATATTACCTGTTAAATCTTCAACATAAGAATTGCCGTAGGCCTTCACTGTTGCGCTGTCGTAGGCCTCCACTGTTGCGCTGCCGCAGGCCTTCACTGTTGCGCTGTCGTAGGCCTTCACTGTTGCGCTGTCGCAGGCCTCCACTGTTGCGCTGTCGCAGGCCTCCACTGTTGCGCTGTCGCAGGCCTCCACTGTTGCGCTGTCGTAGGCCTCCACTGTTGCGCTGTCGTAGGCCTCCACTGTTGCGCTGCCGCAGGCCTTCACTGTTGCGCTGCCGCAGGCCTTCACTGTTGCGCTGCCGCAGGCCTTCACTGTTGCGCTGCCGCAGGCAAAAGATGTCGTTGTTACCTCATGGTATTTTTGTGTATAGATACCAGCTTCCGCAAGATCTTCTTCAGCAAAATTGTCTTCTAAATATTCTGCATCTACTATTCTTGCTCTTCGTGACACCCAAGACCAGTTATCAGTAATAGCCTTAAGTATATCAGCTTTGCTTTGACTCCTTAATCCCATCGCATAACCTATTTGACAAGCTCCTGCTTTCTTGGCGCGCAGTAATAGTTCTTCCTTTATTTCTTCAAATGTTTTCTGTTTCATGATATTGTTTATTTTTCGTTATTTTGATATTTCGATAATTCCACGCCTCGCGCATTCCTCGAGTAAATCCATATCCTCCTTTTTTATCAGAGCGCCTGTCTTACGATTCACGCTCACATAAGGCTCAAACCCAAATCTCTTAGCCATCTTCTCTATCGTGGTACGACTCCATGTTTTCCATCTGATCACCACGGCTACTTTTGGACCTTCCATGCCTGTACACTGTTAAACCATTTTTTCTTTCCATCCTTATCTGTGTATTCCTTGGCGGAAACATTGAAGTATACTGTAACATCATCGCCAACACGAAGCGGTTCTTTTATCGGACCATCATTGCTAAACATGGTAAATGCCATTGATTTTCCAAATTGCGTCTGTTCGGTTATAAGATATTCCCTTATCTCGTAATCCGTTCCCTGACGGGTGGTTCCCGTTTTCACACCCAAATCCGCAGTGATTCTTCCTTTGATTTCGCACATCATAATATTTTCTCCTTTTTCTTTACTGCTTTCTTTAAGTCGTCCCGACTACCCTTCGGGCAGTATAAGACAAGTTGCCGAAAACTGTTAATTTTGAATCTTTTTATTATTAACCTGTTGATTTTCAGTTATTTAATAACGCCCCATAAGGTGCTTTTTCTTTTACTGTAATTAATTGACAATCAATTAGTTATATTTTTTAATAATTGGCGTAATTGAGGATGCTTGAAAACAGTTTAGTAATTTTTCCTTAAACTCCTGTTCCAACTCACCCGTTATTTCCGTGTATTTTTTCCGCTCCTCATTCCATGAGTTGGCGAACATCCGGATAGTCTCCCACTGTTTTTTCGTGAGCTTACCCTCCATATACATGGCTCTGTACCGTTCCTTGTATCTCGTGACACCAATCCTTTGAATCTCGCGGGCTTTCTCCAATTGGGATAGCTTGACACCTTTAGCAGGTATAATCTCCCGTTCAAACCGTATCTCTGACCAGTCCTTGTAAAAGATCCTAGCCATCTTGTTTAACGACACATTATCTATCAATTGAGGTAGCGGTACCGACTGATGCTTGTACACCGTCTCAATGCGGAGAATATTGCTGCCTACCGTCCTTTTCTTCTCCTTCGCCTCGTAAGTCTTATCATAGATCTTCAATATCTTGCGGTAATACTTACTCTTCTCGGTCGTCTTCTGGCGATACTCCTGATAGTTGGCATCATTCCACAAGGTACGTTCCGCTATGCTGTCCACAAGTCTTATATACTCATCTGCCGGACGGATCATCTTCATTGTAACCCCTATCTCATAATAGGTCACTACTGCATTCTCCGCTTTTACGCACAACCTGAGCAACAGTTCTTCTATTGTCCTTACTGCCATTCGGAAGGTCATCGGGCGGCTGTTGTCCAGTTTGCCCGATTTCCCCTTATGGTATAGCTTGCAGACCGAGCAACTGCACTTCAAGGTGTCACCCCTTATTTCGATGGTACATCCGTCAAAGTTGGAGTATGCAGACGACTTGTAGTAGATCTCATCATCCTCCGAACATTCCTTAAGGTAGTTCTTCAGGACTATAGTCTCTATGTCGTTCACATCTATCCTTGCCTTTATGCTTACTCGGTCAAACATTTTATTGTCAAATTTCGTTCTTTTAAAATCCGGTTCACTTCTCTCTTGTAATGGGAGATCAATGCCTCGTACTCGAATGCAGTGTATTTCCTTGTCTCGTATTTCATCGATTCAAGTATTAGCACCTGATTCTCTCCGTACTTCCTCACCAATCCTCTTCTATAGCCCTGCATATTGCCTTCATCAAAACGGTTGCAGTTACGGCATTGAGCGTTACAATTTACCTCACTGTAACGGGTTGCCATGTGCTGGCGGTTGATGTAATGGCCACAGTCTGCCTGTGTTATGGGCTTTATAAAACCGCACGAGATACAACGGAACACCGTAGTGTTAGGTATCATATCCCTTAATCTGACATACTGGGAAAACACAGCGTCCAGCTTCTTTTTTAAGTTTGCCGTGCTGCTAGTTTTTGCCGGTTTCTTCTTTTTGGATAACATTGGGCTTATATTTTATAATCTTGTTCAACTGTTCCGGATTACGGAATCTTATCGCATATCCGTTCCATTCCTGTGTACTGGACTTATACGGGTATTCTTTGTATTGTGCCGCAAACTCCTTGTCGGTCAATAATGCTACATAAGCTTTCCATTCCTTTCCCTTGTCCCAAAATATGGTCAAATCCCCCAGTTCGGGAACCGTTTCCATTTCACCGGTAATATCCAACAGGAAATCCTTGTGAATCCTCTTAAATACCAATGTAATAAATTCATCAGATTCCATCTTTTGGTATATTTCGTATTTCGATAAATCCGGAAATCCATTCTTTTTCATATTCGTTTTTTTAATGGTTCCCGGATAGGCGGTCAAACCACACCGGGAGAATAATTGATATAGAATATAACATACAAGAGGACTCGCACCTCACGCTACCCTTTAATAGCGGCTTTGGTTAAGTAATTGATTAATAAAACTTCCATTTGAAGTTGTGGGAGCTACGGGAATTGAACCCGTGACCTATGGTTTTGCCGGCCTGTATCATGGAACACACAAAAACAAAATAAAATAGATTAATTACCCCTGACCGTTAACTGCCATCGCTCTGCCACTGAGCTAAGCCCCCATGTGCCGGATCACCTTCACAGGCTACACCGGCTAAAACCTAAACTAAAACCTATTACCATGAAAAACGAAATAAATGACTTATCTTAACTCGTCATTATGCTTCTCCTTGTGGACTATGATTTCCCTTACCTGCGTAGCCTCTATTTTCAATATCTTCCAATCTCTCACGCTCCCCTGCATACACTTGTTTATCACGTCCTTTACATCTCCGGCTGTTTCGGAAGATACCATATAAGTGCATTTGGAAACCTTTGTACGTCCTTTAACGTCCAACCATTCCAGCCCGATTACGACTTTCCACCAAACAGCGCTCTCCGTATCGCATTCGTCATACACAGCCTCTATGGCTTCTCTCTTTAGACTGATAACCTTAGGCTCTTTGTAAACCGGGAACTTATCAGCTACCAAAACATTTTCCGCTTCGGTGAATCCCGTGGCATCCACTATGAAAAGGTGTCTTACCTTCTTATCCTTTCCCCTGCTGTCGGTAGTCTTTCCTCTGACTATACCGGAAAACCATTCTTTCATAACTATATTATTTTAATTGATAATCAATCGCCAAACTATCCCAATGGTTACGGTTGCTCATGTACTCGTCAACTAACCGACTGTCGGAAGGATTGCCCAACTCTGTCTTTAATACCTGATACACGTTGTCCGGCATGTTATATATGACAGATTCATTATAGTCACACCGTCCGGCAATGCCTAGCAATAAAAGCAATGCCACAACCAATAATGTATTCTTTGTTAACTTATTCATAATCAAACTCTTTTTCTTGTTCTTACCTTTATCGGATTATTCTTCGTTCCTGTACCGAACCATTCAAGACGATAACCTTTGATGCGAAGCCAATATTTAAATGTTCCTATGTTCATCTGTATAACCTTAATTCTAAATTGATAGATACTTCCCTTCTCTCGGACTGTGATTTGTCTTGATTATCTGGTCTATCTCCTTCTGTAATCTTGCTATCTTAACCAGTTCTGCCGCCCACTTGATACGGTTCCTCTCAAAATCACCACATAGCATCGCTTGTGCGTAAAGATCAGCCTTTGCCTCGTGCGCATCCAGCTTTTCTTGTAAATCCTTTGGTATACGTTTCTTTCCTTGCCCCATATCTCACCTCCGTTTTTCTGTGAATAAGCTCAATGCCAGATCAGCATCAACCACAATCATTCGTCCTACTTGGCGGACAGCCTTTTTTATGACGCCCGACTTAAGGCGATATGCAGTAGTTTCGGAACAATGAAACAGATCCATTATCCCCTTTATGCCATATACCAAGTTCTGCCCCGTTTTGGCAGGAGTGGTAATTTCATTTTTCGGCATCAAGCTGCCAAACAACTCCTTCAATTCGCCTACGGTTAAATCTATCAACCGGGTATCATCCGTTATTCGTCTTTCTAATGGTATCATACCTTCCCCTCCTTGATCCAGTTATAGATAGAATTTACGCGATTTATAAAATCCTTGTCGGAGGCATCACCTATCATAGCGGCAATTATCTCCTTTCTCAACTCAAAATCACGCTCTCTAATTTGTACGGCCTTTATTCTGTCCACACAGGGTTTTATCTCTTCATTCAACCGTGAGGCTGAACAGAATACACTTATTGGATTATTATTCAGCACTTCGATCATATAGCGCGCTATACCTATAGCATTCATCTTCTCAATATACCGTATATCAAGATCAAACTTAATCCCGTAGCACATATCACCATCATCAAGCGTAATCCCATGTTTACCCTCGTTGGTTTCGTCAATTGTTAACACCAATCTCTTTTTCATATCCTCTAAAAGCAAAAGCCCTTGCCGTTCTCAATCTAGTGTGGTGTTGATTGGTACTAAGCAAGAGCTTTATTTTGATATCCTAAATATCCTAAATAACTTACGGTAAACACCACTAAACCGTATCGTCTAATTTTTAATTCATTCGTAGGATATTAAAATGGAAGTCACTATATTTGCCGATGGAACAATTTTGGTGCGAACAAAATCACGGCTTATGTCGTGACAGCCATTTTTATATCCGTTTGCAACCGTTGTTTATTGGTTACGGATGCAAAACTAACGAACTTTAGTTAAATAACAAACGAAATTTCGGAAAAGTTTTCCAAATTTCGCTATTTAGAACAATATTAAATAACGAAATTATGATAGAAAATACTCTAACAGAAAGGTTTAAGGAACTAATTAGCGCAAAAAGCGCATCTGTATTAGATTTCAGCCGATTAATCGGAGTTGCTCAAACGACCCTTAATAGTCAATTATCAAGCACTAAGGGCGTAAGTTCTAACGTAATCTTGCTAACGCTAGATACTTTCCCAGACGTTTCCGCTGAATGGCTACTCCGTGGAAAAGGAGAAATGCTTATAGCCTCATCGCCAAATGAGAAAAAGGAGGAAGAAGCCCATGCAGAAAGCCTCTTCCGAAACGTATTGGTTGAATTCATGAGTATGGTTAACAAGAGACTGAAAAGTATAGACAACAATACTCAATCGTCAGTAGACAAGTTAGAGGGAATTACAGACCTACTTACAGAATTAAGAAAAACAGCTTAATTTATATAATAATTAAACAAAACGTACACGTTTAGTGTTTGGTTAATACTAATACCTAAATGATGAACGTATTTATAGACAAGCTGGAAAGGTTGATGAATGAATTCAAAAATGAATCAGTCAACCCAAATGAAGACGAAGCCAAAAGGCAAAGCCTTATTCTTATCATATGCAATGGTCATAAAACCCCTAGAAAACATTTCAATTTAAAAGAATATAATCAAAAATTGATATTATGAAAATAGAAAGTCAAAGAATTATCGGAATCCTTATCAAAGCTATAGAAACCTACCAAAATCGTGTAGATGATTTATCAAAAACTGTTGAATCGCTCAAAAGCGAAAACGCTATATTGAAATCTCAGTTAGAAAATAAAAATTAAACTCATAATCCGCGATTAAGTAAAATTAGAATATACAAAACGAATATTTAAATTAAAAACATTAAATCATTATGGAACAATTTGGATTATTATGCCTATTCTTAGGAGTTGCTATCATTATTTTTATCGTATGCCGCGAACTCCTATGCTGGTATTGGAAGATAAACCAGCATATCAACAACCAAGCAAAACAAATCGAATTATTAGAAAATGCAATTCAGCAAATCACTGAAAACCAAAGACGAAGTATCAGCCTCTTACAAAATATCGAAAGAGGAATTAAAGAGATTAATAACCAGTCAACTCAAAAATAAGCACCAGCATATATGCGCATATAAATAATTTTCACCTATGTTTTTATAATGGGCAATGATGCTAGTAAAGCAGCATCCGCTAAACGAAATAATAAGTACAATTTAGACAGCTTTATAAATTGCAAAAACAAAGTACCACCAATTTTGTTTTTTACTATATTTGTAAGGTAATGACAGTTTATGATGGGTAATTACAGTAAAAAACAGGAAGAAAAGAATGAAAACAAGGAAAAGAATAAAACAAGACGAGAAAAACTCGCAACGTATTTCTTTGACTTGTCCAAATTGGTATTTGCCGCACTTGTATTAGGCGGTATAACTCCTTTATTTACCAATACCGCAAACAAAATAAATTGGGCAACAATTGTATTAGGTGTTTTCTCCACTTATATTTTTGCCAATTTTGCAAACAGAATTTTAAAATAAAATAATATGGATACATTGACTATTATCTTTTTAATGACCAGTATCATAGGCTCAGCACTCGTTATCTGGTCACATACGAAAAGCGGCAAAAAATGGCTTAGAGATTTATAACAATAATGGCAGGGGGTATGATTCCTGCCATATTTTTTTCATACCAAACTTAAAACTTATGAACATCAAACGAAACTGCATCTTTCTTCTGGACAAGGAGAAAGACAAACCTGACTCCAAACTCCGCTACAGGATCAAGTGGGACGGGAATACCGTAGCCTTCAACGTGGGTTACCGGGTAGACAATAACAAATGGGTAGCCGAAGCCCAGAGATGCAAACCAAACACTACCCATGGAAAGAAAAAGATCTCGGCAGCAACTATCAATTCGGAGATAAACCGTCTTGAAGAAATCGTCAACGACACCTTCTTCTTCTTCGAGCAGACAGGACACACGCCCACGTCTTCCGAATTCCGGGATGAAGTGAACAGAAGGAATGGGAAGATCGTAGAAAAGGAGGAAAAAACAATCTTCGATTACTACCAACAATTTATTACTGAACAAGGTAAGGAAAACAGTTGGTCAGAGAACACATACAAGAGGCACAAGACCACAATGAACCATCTAAAGAAGTTTGCACCCGATCTTACTTTCGCGGACCTTACCCATGAAGGACTATCCCGTCTTGTGGATTACTTTATGAGCATAGAAGTGGACAATGAAACCGGGATGAAGAATTACACGGCAAAGAAATATATCAATCTGGCAAAATGGTTCTTGAAATGGGCATCAGAAAAAGGGTACAACAAAGAACTTGCATTCGTCACTTTCAAGGAGAAGCTAAAGACCATTCCGGCAAAGGTGATATTTCTTGAATGGAATGAGCTTATGAGCGTGTATAATGCCACATTCCCGGACGAGCCTCATCTCGAACTAGCGAAGGATGTGTTCTGTTTCCAATGCTTCACCTCGCTACGCTATTCTGATGTAAAAAACCTCAAGAAAGCCGACATCTATGACGGATATATTACCATCACTACCATTAAGACAGACGAGCCGTTAAAAATCGAACTGAACAAATATTCTAAGGCCATACTGGAGAAATACAAGGGCATAGAAGGAATATACGCGCTGCCTGTGCCGGTCAACCAAAGGATGAACAAATACATCAAAGAAATATGCAAAGCCTGTGAGATTAACGAGCCTATATGCAGAACATATTATAAGGGAGCAGAAAGGATAGACGAAATTCATCCCAAATACGAACTGATAGGAACCCATTGCGGCAGAAAGACCTTTATCTGCAACGCACTCATGCTGGGCATAGCCCCCAATATCGTAATGAAATGGACAGGTCACAGGGACTACAAGTCCATGAAACCATATATCGACATAGCTGATAAGGCAAAAGAAGAAGCCATGAACCTTTTTAACCGTTAGTCCCTTAATTAGTCCCTTTTTCTTTAAAAGCACTGATTTTCAGTTCCATTTGTACACCCGATGAGAATCGAACTCATATCGTCGGAACCGGAATCCGGTATTCTATCCATTGAACTACGGGTGCGTCTGAAACTTGGACGTGCAAAAG